TAGCGACTAGGATGGGCCTGGATAATAATCCCAGTGAAGATGAGGTAGAGAACCTTAGATTGCTGTGTGAGCGTGTTCTACAGCCCATTAGAGATCATTTTAATCATATTGTGACTATTAGCTCAGGCTATAGAAACGAAATTTTGTCGCGTAAAATTGGCAGTTCGGAAAAGAGTCAACACTGCTCTGGAGAAGCGGCTGATTTTGAAATCTTTGGAATTCCCAACAATGAGGTTAGCGACTGGATTAAAGAAAACTTAATGTTTGACCAGCTTATTCTTGAATACTGGGAACCAGGACAACCCAATTCAGGATGGGTACATGTAAGTTACAAAAAAGAAATTAATAGTAATCGCAAAGAATATTTAATGGCTATCCAAACTAATGGTAAAACTTCCTATAACCCTATCACAGGTTTATCAACCGACAGATATGCAAAATAATGGCAATCTCTAGATCCCAAATGCCCAAACAACTTAAACCAGGATTAGGTAGAAACTGGAAGCGTGATCCCTATGCCAAATCGCTACAATCTAGACTGTACTCACCCAAAGTGATAACATCTAAGAAGTTGTACAACCGTAAAAGGCGTTCAACTCTTAACGAGGACGAAGGCAATGGGGCCCCAATATGGCAGAGAAAAGTAAAGCAACAACAAAAGGCATAAGCCTAGATTTAGACAAAACTTTTAAAGAAGGTTTGTTGGAAGGTGTTAATGTTGATTTTTCAGGTTTCTTCGGAGAAACAGATGAAAAAGGAGACTATAATGTCAATCCTCCTAAAACTAAAGAGATGAATGTTGGTGCTGGTTTTACTACAAAAAAAGGAACTAAATTTAGACTAACTCACAGCCAATCTAAATCTAAGGAAAATCCTTACTATCCTAAAAGGGAAGAAAAAAGCACTATCTTATCTATTAGTAAAAGTTTTAAAAAAGGTGGAAAAGCTAAAGTTAAAAAAGCTTATCTTGGTAGTTATATTGCTGGAGGCCCTAATGATCAATCCAACCAGACCTATAGAAAGTATTACAAGGGAATGGTCTAATGCCTTTTCAATCGGAAAAACAACGAAGATGGATGTGGAAAAATAAACCTGATATGGCTAAAAAGTGGACAGACGAACATGGAAGCACACCAGTGAAAGCAGGTTTAGGAGATTTAGTTACAGGATTGGCTAGAAGAGTTTTTAGAAAAAAAGGTACAATTACTAGATTATTTTAAAACTAAATACAGTCGTAGTGCACGGCCTATTCAGGCTAAAAAAGGAAAGTATCAAGAATTTGAACATCCCCAACATAATATTACACCACTTGAACATATGGAGGAAAGAGTGTCATCAAAAGAACGTATTGAAAGATTACTAGACGAAAGAAAAAAGAAAAAAGAAGGTAAGGAAAAACTGGTTAAAGCTCAGGAAGGTCAACTGATTAGAGAAAAAACAAGAGGCACAGGAGCTGCCGTCAAAGGTACTGACCATTATGTTATGCAAGGTATGGACGCAGCACAAGAAGGAAAATTAATTCAAGTTCCCACACGGGGAACAGGACAAGCTGTTAAAGGGGATCAACATTATGTCATGGAAGGCATGGACGCAGCTAAGGAAGGAAAAATGATTAAAGCTAAAGATAGTAAATATATACAGAAGAAAAGTGCTGCTGAACAAGGATCAGAATATGCAGATGAAATTTTAAAAACAATTAAAAAAAAGCCATCTATAGTTGGTAAATGGGATAAATCTCTTAAAAATATAAGAGAAGTTTATGATCTTGCAAAAAGCCAAAAACCTGAAGGGGACAGACTTACTAAATGGGATCTAGAGAACGCAAGCAAAATAATTAAATCAAGAAAAACAATTGAAAGACTACGTTCACACCCAAAATCTATATACAGTCAAAAAACAGGTGGTGTGATTAAAGCTAAAAAAGGTTATTTAACAACTGACCTTAAAGGCTACGACGTTAAAAAAATAAGCAAGAAGACTAGCGAGAAGTTATTTGATTTATATAAACATCGTGAAAGAGGTGGCTTCAAAAAGGCAAAAGATTATAAAAGACATTTAAAAGCTTTAAAGAAGATTACTACTAAGAAAGACGCTCTTTCAAAAATAAATTTTGCAACTAATAAAGCAAGTATGCTTAAAAACTTAAGTGATAAAATTAAGTACCCTACATCTAAAGCTGTACCACTGGCTAAACCTTCTGATTTTTTATCAAGAAGACTGACTTTGGGTAGTGTAAGAACACTTTTAGGAAAAACAAAAATTGGCAAAGTTGCTTTAGCTGGAGCGGCGGCGTATGGAATAGTTAAAGGAATTGGTACACTAAAAAGCCCATCAAAAGAAAAAATTTTAAAAGAGGCTAAGAAAAAGAAAGTAACTAAAAAATCCATCGGTGGAGAAACTGTCATAATGAAAAGTGGTGGAGGCTACATCGACGATTTATTATAATGAATTATGGCAACATCTGGAACAACAACATTCAATCTAGCAATAGACGAAATTGTCGAAGAAGGCTACGAGCGTTGTGGCATTCGAACCAATAGTGGTTATGACTTAAAGTCAGGCAGACGTACCTTAAATCTTTTACTTCAAGACTGGAATAATAGAGGAATTAATCTTTGGAAAATTAAGTTGATTGCTCAAGAATTAACTGCAGGCACCAGCAAGTATTCTGCAGAAGCGGGTAGCAGCGATATTATGGAAGCTTATGTTTCTAATAACGCAACTTTAACTAATAATACTACTAGTTCAAGCGATGTTTCTTTAACTAAAATTGATCGTTCAGCTTATGCGGCTTTAGCGGGTAAAGGTACTCAATCTCAACCTTCCCAATATTTTATCGATCGACAAGGAGTGGATCCAACAGCACCACAAATTTATTTATATCCGAGTCCTGATAAAACTACTTATACTTATTTAAAATATTATGCCATTAAAAGAGTCGAGGATGCCGGAGCTTATACCGATGATCCTGACGCACCGAATAGATTTCTGCCTGCCTTATGTGCAGGAGTGGCTTTTCAACTGTCGCTTAAAAGAGCCCCTGACAGAATGCAGGCTTTAAAATTATTATACGAAGATTCAATGCAACGAGCTTTAACAGAGGATGGTACACGAACCAGTACTTACATTTCTCCACAAGCTTACTATCCAACGGTGTCATAATGGGAACATGGGCAACAGGCAGATACGCAATGAGAATTTCAGATCGTTCTGGAATGGCGTTTCCTTATCGGGAAATGGTCCAGGAATGGACGGGTGCATGGGTGCATGTTTCGGAATATACACCTAAACAGCCACAGTTAAATCCACCTTATCACCGAGCGGATGCAGTGGCATTACAACATCCTAAACCGCAACATAAATCAGGAATTATAGTAAATTTAGGTCCTCAGTATTGGCCCGGACAATTTTATACAACCAGTCATGTATCTGTAAATAATGATGGTGTTGTTACAGGAGCAGCAAGCATGATGCCTGCCGAAAGTCCTTTAACAATGAATAATCAACGGGAAGCTACAATTAAGCTTGGTACCGTAACAGTGAGCATTACCTAATGGCATTAACTTACGCACAAATGTTAACTAAAGTTCGAGACTATACAGAAGTTGATAGTACAGTTTTAAGTGATTCTATCATTGACGGATTTATTCTTGATGCAGAAGCTAGAATTTATCGAGAATGCGATGGGGATTATTGTAGAGAACAATCGACTTCTAATTTCGTAGCCTCTAATCGTTATGTTCAATTACCCGATAATTTATTGATTGTAAGATCCATGCAACATATTACTTCTGGAGGTACTCGAACTTTTTTAGAGAGAAGAGACACGAGTTTTATGTCCGAATATAATTCCACAGATGCGACAGGAACTCCTAAATATTATGCAATGTGGCATCGAACTAACAATATTCAATATGCAATTGTGGCTCCTCTTCCAAGTGACGCGGACACGGTTCAAGTAAATTATATTAAATATCCTGAACATTTATACAGTTCGGATGATGTGGCTACTATACCCAATAAACAAACGGCAACGTATTTAAGCACAAAAGCTTCAGAATTGCTTTTTTACGCTACCATGGTAGAAGCCTATGGCTACCTAAAAGGACCAATGGATATGTACAAGCTCTATGAAGACAAGTATAATAAAGAAATAACAGCTTTTGCATTAGAACAAACAGGCAGAAGAAGACGTGGCGAATATACAGATGGAACATTAAGAATTCCAATTGCGTCCCCTTCACCTGAACAATGGAGAAACTTAAAATAAAATTATAAGGAGATAATTATGGCAATAACACAAGCAGTCTGCGCATCTTTTAAAAAACAATTATTAGATGGTGTGCACGACTTAGATACTGGAGGAGCTACCTTTAAATTAGCTTTATACACCTCTGCAGCAACTATCAACGCGGCAACGACTTCCTATACAACAGGGAGTGAAGTTGGGGCTTCGGGAACATATGCTGCTAAAGGAGGCGTATTAGCTGGTCAAGCAACTTCGCTTGTAGCAACAACTGCATTTGTAGATTTTTCAGACCGGTCATGGACTGGTGTAACAATCACAGCAAGAGGTGCACTACTTTACAACTCAACAGCAGCACGAAAAGCTGTATGTGTTTTAGATTTTGGGGCAGATAAAACTGCAACATCTGGAACATTTACAGTTCAATTTCCAGCGGCGACATCTACTACTGCGATATTAAGAATAGCTTAATAGGAGGTTTAAGGCGCTATGGCCGAGAGAACAGTTACTGTTACCGTAGCGTCGGGAACCCTCTATGTCGTTGGTGGAACAGGCAGCTCATATTATCTAGATGGTACAAGACCAGGAGACTTTACTGTTGACTGGATTGAAGATGGAACTATTCGATTTGAACAATCAGGTTCTTCCAATGACGGCCATCCATTAATTTTTTCTACTTCAAATAGTTCTACACTTGGAACTATGCAAGCTGGAATTATTTCTTCCGGTGTCACTTATTATTTAGACGCAGCTACCACTCGATATATCGAGATAGCTCCAGCTTCTCAAACTGATTTTTATTTTGCATGTTGGGTTCATGGAATAGGTATGGGTGGTATCATGGATATCACTCAAGGTACGTGGGGTGCATTAAGCTGGAGTGATAATGCCTGGGGTACTAGCAATAATGTTATTAATGCGACTGCCCAAGTTCTTACAGTTTCTACAGGAACCGTTGAAGCTTTCAACCTTACAGGTTGGGGGCGTCGTGGTTGGGGCGACTATGAATGGGGAGATTCTGGATTAACAGTTTCTATATCTGTTACAGGACTCACGACTCTCGCAACTTCCACAGGTACTGTATCTATTACAGCTGAACTTAATTCCGGATGGGGACGTCAAGGTTGGGGTGAAGATGGCTGGGGCATTCAAGGAGATGTTCTTCTTACTGGTCAATCATTAAGTTTTCTTCAAGGAACTTTAACAGTTACTACCGATGTAACCCAAGGTTGGGGACGACAATCATGGGGTGCTGGTGCTTGGGGTATGCCAGGTGTAGTTGCTGTTATTACAGGATTTGGTCTTGCTACAACTTTAGGAACAGAAACTGTTACTGGAGATGCACTCGTTATCCCAACTGGTATTTCATTAACAACAAGTTTAGGAAATGAAAGCGCTGTTGCCGATGTAGTTGTATCTGTAACTGGACAATCTATAGCAACGTCTACAGGCACTCTATCCATGGCATTTGGCGTTCCTGTTACTGGCCAAGTTTTAACAACTAATATTGGTGAAGGATGGGGAGCTAGTACTTGGGATTCTGGTGTATGGGGAGGCGTTGTAGAAGTTTTAATCAGCCCAATCATAATTCCAACAGGACAAGTTATAGCTACAGCACTTGGAACCGAAACTGTAACTGGAGACGCAATCATTACCTTAAGTGGTAATTCAATAACTACAGCCCTTGGAACTGAAACTATTTCGATTAGCATAATAGCTAGTCCTACAGGCCAAGCTCTAGCTAGTATACAGAAGTTAATGTAGGTTGGGGAAGACAAACTTGGGGTTATGGCCAATGGGGAGATGCAGGTATAGCAGTCGCTCTAACTGGACAAGCTCTCGCTCTTTCTCTAGGTAATGAAAGTACTAAAATTGATGTAGATGTTACTGCAACAGCTCTTAGCTTAACTACGAGTATGGGAACTGCAGTGGCAGGAGCTAGTGCCGAAGCACCTATAACAGGTCAAGTTATGACGGCTTATACAGGAACAATTTCTGCTACTATTTGGACTGAAATTGATCCAGGTGTCAGCATGGTATGGACAGAGATTGCTGCATAGCGTAAAATAAATAATTAATAGAATTTTAGGAGATTTATAATGGGTTATTCAACAGATATTAAACTAGACTTAATGACCACAGGCTCGAATTCGGGCACGTGGGGCACTAAGACTAATACAAATTTACAATTAATTGAAGAAGCAATATGCGGTTATGTTAGTGAAGACATAGCGGGTGGTGCAGGTACTACAGCTTTAGTTATAGCAGATGCCGCTTCATCAGGTAAAAATGCCAGAAATATGGTTATCAAACTTTCTGGTACAATTACTGGAAACAGAATTGTTACAGTTCCTACAGGATTAGAAAAGATATGGATTTTTTCTAATGAAACAAGTGGGGTTTATACTGTTCAATTAAAAGGCGCTTCAGATACAGGTTCAGGTTATACATTTAGCACAACTAATAAAGGCAAACGACTTCTGTACATGACAGGTACGGACATGGTTGATAGTGGATTTAGTTCTAGCGCTATAGATGCTGTTGTCGACGATACTACTCCACAATTAGGTGGAGATTTAGATGTTAATGGCAATGATATTGTTTCAGTTTCAAATGGCGATATTAATTTAGCGCCTAATGGAACGGGAGAAGTACAAGCAAGTGGTTCTGTAGTTAAAAACGCAGGGACAGAAACTATTTGGATTCCCGCACAAGCAATGTTTGGCACAACAACAAATGGAGCAGACGCACAAGCCGTTGAAACAACAGCTCTTCGACCTGAATTAAAGGTTTTAGATTTTGATG